CACTCTTGGACAATGCCCAATGAACCTCCAAACGGAGGCGGGGCGGCCACCCGGCCCCTTTAATCAAATCAGGTGTAATAAACACCTGGAACTCCCAGAAAGAAGTGTAAGCTGAAATCATCCCCAGCAGAAAAATGCTGAGTCTGAAGAATTCGGTTTGCACTGAAGCAGCAATACACATCTTTCGCGCAAAGAATCTGGTCCATTGCTGGATTCAGTTTCAGAGTCTCATTCACATCATTATCAACGTTGATAATGTGAGTCGTGAGAAAGAAGCGCGTGTTGGAGTAGAACGGAAGCTGGACTTCTAACGTGGGATTGTAAGTCCCAGAAGAAAATCCCTGACCGTTATACCCAGGAGGAATCGTCGCGTGCAGGGTCGAAACACCCAAGGTGTCGGCTTGCACGGAACCTCCAAGGGAAGCGATCTCCGTTCGTGAATCCCACCGGTCGACCCACTGACAAGAATCCATTCCCGTGTACCCCACGTAAGTCGCGGAGGCAGGAGAATAGATGTTCACGGTTGTGAACTTGTAGCGAGTGGAACCTCTACCAATCAGGAAAGACGGCGCCAGATACGACAAAAAGGAATGTCGGCGAGTCTTCCCTGGCATGGGAGGTGGGTTAACGTGAGCCACGAACCTCGTCGCTATCTTCACCACATCGCCTCCAGGGTTGTGGTCATACCTTCCCCCGAAGACTATGCAGTATCTTTTGATAAGCGATCGAATGCTCGTAATCTCTTCGCCAAAGAAAACTACGTTATTGCCTGGTGCAATGTCAGGCTCGACGGCAGTCTCTTCGGCAATCTCCACCTTACCATGGGTCTGCAAAGTGGAGAGGTTCGTAGACTCAGACGTTCCGCTGTAGAAGTTAAAATCACCCCACCCCACCCCTTGTTCAGAGGGCTGGGCGAACTGCATGTCAGGACCCATCTTCACGTAAACGTTCACCATTACCGGTGCATGAGTCGCGTCGGCAGCGGCATTCGTTTCGATAGGGGACACCAGTTCATTCACCACAGTGACCGTAAAAATGCCCATATGGACTCTTTGATCGAATCCAGTATGGAGATCGAATGTAGTCACCGCAGTGTTAACTGGAGTGAAAGTACTTCCGCTGTAATCGTCGGTGGTATGCAACCAAGGAGAACGGTTATTGTAACCGATGGTAAACTCAGTCTCACAACCTTCCTTCAAGTCGAGGATGGTCGTGTAACGAGCGTTCACGTCCTCAGAAACCACCTCAGACACAGTCGGAGCAGCAGTCGAAGTCATGGGATCAAACTGCAACTTAAGCCGACCGGAGTGCATCCTAGTGGACACAACTTCGATTCTGTACGTAATTGATCCCTTCCAGAATGAGAACATGTTTGCAATGTACCCTCCTGGACAGTCCATCACCTGAGATACGCCTGACGTGTTAGCGCCAGTACGATGTACCTGATTCGGACAGACCAGAGAAGCGAAGATGAGCGTTTCAGCTCCAGGAGTCGTAAACTGACCCCCGGACCCTTTCCACTCACAACGAGCGAGAAATTGCTCTCGTGTGACAATGGAAGAGATACTCATCTCGTCTGTAGCTCTCACTCCCACCGTTCTCGGATCGACGGTGATCTCTTGTTTCGGATCAAGAGCAAGGGAAGTAGAGCTATCCTCCCCGAGAGTGTTGGCTAAACGGCCGTGCTGTTTAAGCTCGGTACGCGTAGGATTCTCTACCATGGCTGGCGCTGAGAACCCGAAAAGCCGTGCCACATCAGAAATGCCTCCTGCAGCAATCCTCGTCGCAGTCGCATACTTCCCAATCACAGGGACGTTTGACAACTTGCCGGCAAGGCGAGCCACGCTGGATGACATTCCCGAAATAGGACCATCATTGTACTCGTCGTTGACTACACCCTTGGTAGCTCCAACCCTACCACTGGTAGGCTCGTACTCCGTAGGAACAGCCAACTTGACATTGGTGGCCCAAGCATAAACGGTAATACTAACGCTGGTAGGAGCATTCGTATTGGCGATCCGAAGAGGGTTAATATCATACAACTGTATGGTACCGAGACTCTCCTTTGCCGTACCGTAAATGCCAGGAATGGCAATGTAGTTGTGATGCCAGACAAATGGCAAGACCATTTCCATGGTCTGGTTTGTTGACGGATCAAGCATCACGTGAGGGTATGTAGAAAAGTGCTGGAAAGTTACCTCCTTTGCACCCGTTGCGTTGGTTTTGTAGAACTGCTGCTGCATTCCTGCAATCTGCTGGCGATTGTTACGGGGGTTTGTGTCAACGACAGCATCCCCGTATGGAATGTAAACAGCCATCATACGACCATACTGAAACGGCGAACCGTTAATCAGAAAGCGAACTTTCAGATCAAAACTAGCGTACGCATAGTTCGCTAGCTTGTCCCTGACTCGCACATCCGATTGCCACAAGACCCAAGGGTCGAAAATGGCGTCAGTATTGGAAGTCGTATAACCCACGCTCCATACTCTCGAATGAATCTTCACAGGACGCTCCAGAAAAGAAGCAATCGGTACCTCTTCCGTAGACCCGTCATTATAAGACGGATCCCGCTCGGCCTCCATGTCTACACTATATAGCGCAGCTGAATCGCGGAAAGAGGTTGTTTCCTGTTGTTGAGACGCGTTGAGAGACTCCACTACCTTAAAGTTGGCGGAGTCTTCAACAGTATCGTTACCTTCAGGTGCAACGAAACCTTTTGATGTTGTAGTAGCAACTCGGTAAAAATGAGTGCGGGCAGCTGAGTCAAGCCACCAACGTCAAAGACGCTTTGCACTCATACATCGAGCACTCAGACCTATCTGCCGCCTCTCGACGGTTACCCGGGCGGTCCAGAGTGATACACACTAAATAGCGTGTCCCAGGTTCACGGCAAAGCGCACCTTCTAGCTCTCTCTCGATGTTTTCAGAGCTTTCCGGTCGTATCCATATACCGCAGCTGATTGGCGAACTCATCACAGCTTAGAGTTTTTGTCTTCTCCCCCGTAGGATGAAATTCCCACGAAGGAGGATCGACGGTGTAGGGAACCCAAGGAGTTAACCCATACTCCTTTTGCCGCAATTTCAGCGAATCATAAGACGGGAACTCCTTATCAGGGAGAACACTTCTCAGATCGCTGATGCGGCTATCGTACTCTTCTCGCCCCCATTGAGCCAACTCGGCTAGCGCACTATCAATGCACAAGCTTTGCTGTTCTGGAAGGGAGACAGAATCCGACTGGATCCCAATAGTGAGCATCTTCATGATGCTGGGTTTTTCAAGAGGGCAGCACCACAAGTCGAATTCCTCGTCAAAGACCCACTTTCTTTTACAGATCGTGGCCTCAGACAGAGAAAGACTGCCATACACGTCATCGGTTTTAGCCGCGTTGGTGTACTTGAGTCCAATCGACTTGAAGTAAGCCTGAACGGTACGAAAGTTAAAATAACGAATCGCTTCGTCCGAGACGGTAAAAGTGTTGTCATCACCCATAGCAAAGAACTCCACATGATTGGAAAACTCGGCAATGGCCTCCGAAGAGGTCCCACCATGCTCAGTTGTGTAACAGTGCATCCAGGCAAGTCGAATGTACAGGCTGTTAACAATGTTGTTAATCAAGAAAGTCAAGTAGACCCCAGAACTAAGAGAACCAGGAACTTCAATAACGTCTCTATCGAGCATGATGAGAGGATTGGCAACCTCACTCGCAAGAGTCACAAGTACAGCCTCCACCTCTCGAGAGATATCTCCAAATGCACGTTTTACGTGAATGATGCATGAAAATGCACTCATCAAAACATACACTGAAGACTTCTTGTCGAACTTACTGAAGTCACCATTGATGACATTCGGAAACCTCGACAAACGAGAAAAGACCTCGCCCCAGGTAGGGGAGAAGCAGTTCAAACCTCCAACCGTTTCAACGTTGATGCAGTTGGAGATGAAAATGCCCATAAACATACCGTAGTACATTTTACAGGCAAGTAAGGCGGCCATTGGGCCGAGAGTAAAGAGACGAATTTTCCTATGGGCTACTTTATCAGCATCCCGAGGTTCGTCCTTCAAACAAGTCTTATAGACAACTCCGGTGCGCCTGCCTTGAGACGCTTCCGAAATCATCCATTCAACCCGCTCTTTGAGCTCCTTAGTTGGAGCGAGTCCGTCAGGACTCTGATCCGAGGGAGCTGTAATCAGGTGGTCATACTTCTTTCCTCCATCCGGCCACCCAGCAGACGTGCTACGGGGGATCGACCCAATGAAAGGAGAGAACCTGCTACCGTTGATAGCGGTGTACAGGTCAACTACCTGGTCACGGGAGAAGTCAACGGCGGAAATCTTTGAAACAAAATGTTGAATCGCGAGGTCCATTGACTCTGGAGAAATCCCCGTGACAGGAGAGCCCATCTCAAGGAGAGCGTTCTTCTCGGGAGACACGTACTTAGAGTCAATGTACACCGGAGAGAACTGGGGAGCCACGAGGTTGTGGTAGTACTCAGGGGGGAAGATCTCAAACAAAATCTTCCTCAGAGGCATGTCCACGACCTTCGTTTTCGGCTTTCTGGTGATAGCCGTTCCGAAGGAACCTCGAAAGTGCATGCCGCCCATTTCCGAGGGGGTCAACCAGAACACATGGTTCCGAGAGGAACCCTCCGGCGTAACATGGGTAGCGAGGTCGGAGTTATCCGAAACTCCTACGCTGGAAGTGGCAACCCAAGACTTGCGAGTACTGAGTGCGAGAATTCCAGCGTTCAAGGACTCCATGGATAATGGAGCAAATGCTGTGCTCTGATGTTGCAAGTTGGCAGCGCAGTTAATGGCTGCCAGACTCATCTGAGATCCAATGTTAAGCACCAAAGGGCTCCCACACTGGCCGTGGAACGGGTCAGAAGATCCTTTTCCAACGAGAGCATGAACATCGTAAAGAGTTCCATCAGGGTTACGTACTTTGATTGTTCCGTGAACCCCTGCAAAAGAGCTCTCCACGAGGCTACGATACCCTTCACGAGAATAAAAGACATTAAAGCCTACGACCTTCTGCATCTCGCCAACATATTGCGCCTTCACAGGGATCACGTTAGTGATATCCTTGAAAGCGGAAATGTCAGCAAGCACAATAAGTCCCACGTCGTTCCCCAGATGGGTAACTACGTTGGTTCCTCCTCGCATAGAGAATATCTGCTCAAGGAACCACTCCCCTTCCTTCACCCGATGATAAAGAACAGAGAGAGTGGTTCGTGGGTCCAACATGTGTCGGAGAGAATGCCAAACGCCTACTGCGTACTGATCTTTCACGCCCGTAAGATGGGTCCGAATAGGCTCTTCCCCTACAGGCGTAATGACCACCTCGATAACGTTACGAGTTAGTCTGTTCAACATCGAACTCTTGGGCATCGACGAACCCTTCCCGAGATGGTAAAAACCTTTGGGAGTTGTCCATGGATTACCCGAAAAATCCGAATCGATAGGAGGAGGAGACCCCCTCAAAGACTCTGCCAGCTCCGCAGTGGGAGAGTAAGGTACCGATCTCGACTTCCTACGCAAGGCAAGAAACCCGAGAACAAGTACCAAAGCTCCAGATAAAGCCCCCACGGTACGAAGCTGGACTCGTTCGTACCTGTTCAAAACATGGTTGACGCGTTTTAAAAGCGTATCCACGCGCACCATATCATGACGAATCTCCTTCAAACGTGAAGTAATCGCAGTGTATTTAACGCGAATTATACGGAATCGATCCGCAGAACAAGTGTAAATACACCAAAAGAAAAACCACAATACGAGGAAGAAGAGGTAAGTCATTGCGTCATACGCAAGAAAGGAAGTCTGTTCAAAAGCGGACAGGCGGACAGGCAGTGGAGTAGGTGAGTACGTTCCTGAGGTAGAAACGTATTGTGCCTGAAGACTCACTCCGCTAAGCATGTGCCGCAGTGACGCGGAACAGTTCGAGCACTCAGGACAGTTAAGCAGTCCGTGAGTACAAACCTCGGACGACTCAATCTGTGCAGCTTTTGTCCTCGTATGATCGACGGCGAGCGTTTTGGAGTGATGATTCTTCGCGAGCACAAAAATGTAATCACGAGCTTCCGAAAACGAAACCCAACCGTCATCCTCACGGGGAACGACCGCCATGAACCCTGAAGGTCCTCCAACGTATGCTTTGAAAAGCACAGCGTCAAGGGAACCTTCAGGAATCTTGGTATGGTCAATCCCATCAAGAGCTTCACCGTTAGGGCCGACCTTTTGGAACTCAGGCCGGATCTTAACTTTGAAGACAACGGAGAAACGACGTCGAAACGCGTTGACGTTGGTGATGTAGTCGCCAACCCCGAAATCCTCCGAGTTAGAACAACAGACGTTGACAAAGGAACGGAAGGAAACTTTCCCTTTCTCTGACACATCAGCTTTGGACGGGTAGTACTCCCCCTCCCCCAAGATTTGAGTGATCTCTGACATCACTGCAGACTCAGAAGAGTTTTTGGGGTTAGCAGAACCCATCTCATCGATGAAAACAGCCAAGTGCTTCTCAGGACGATACTGAGAGAGGTACTTGTCACTAAAAGTGACAGTGGCAATGACATCATCAATGTTGTCGGGAGGATCAATACCCAACCCACGCAAGGCTGTGCGTACGAAGGATGGAACAATCCACGTGCTCTTCCCGACGCCAGGAGGAGACATCAACCCGATGTTAAAGGGCAAAGGCCTACCACTGTAGTCCGAAGATGAGGCGCGGACCTTCATCTCAATCACGTTCTTCACAACAGAAGAGTAAAGAAGTTTGTCAGACATCGACATACCCCTTACAGAAGTACGGGAGTCATAGATCGACGAAAGGTTTTGGCGCCAAAGCGCATCAGACACCATACCTTCAACTGGAGTAGAACCAACGGGGTATCGGCGGAACTCGTACTCCTTCAGCCACCTGTAACAAGCGAAAAACGAATAAGGGTTCGTAATCACAAAGGCGGTGCTGGAAGTTGGAGGCTGGAACACAGTCTTGAGCAGGGATGAGACAGACGTAAGAAGTTCCGTGACAAGAGAAGGGACATCATGCCCTTTCTCCCATCGCGCTACATCCACGTTGTCAACAAGACCTGCCCATAAGAGCTTCGAGCTCACCGCTCCGTCCACTGCACCGTAAGCAATGGCAAGAGCAAAGAGCTTGCTCATGCTCACCGAAAACTGAGACTCATGGAAAGATTCAGCTTGGCGAGCGGTGGAGTCCACAAAGTCACAGAACTTGCCCACAAGGGAAGTGGGCTCATACACTCCCAGCTCTCTAGTTTCGAAGCTAGGATCACGTTCGCGACACAGACGGGTTAACACATCTGTCACAATCATGAGCAACCCGTTATCCTTGACGTATTGAGCATAATCCCATAAAATGAGAACTCGAGCAGCCAAGTTGGGGTTGGTGTAGAACTGAAACAATTTGGAAACCGTATGGAACCAAAAGAGTGTGGTGCGCTGGTTACAGTTGACCTGTAGCACATCTTTCAGTTGAAAAATAACTTCAAAGACCTCCATGTTATCCAGTCCGGAAACTGAATCACCAAGAAAGTACTTGTCAGAAGTTGGCTCGAAGACAACGTTTTGTCCCGGAAGTTCATCGGGGTCAGACGGTATCTCCGTAGGAACATCAGGCACAACAGCCTGTGTCTTTCCACTAATGAGACTGATCAGACACTGAAAAAGAATCTGAACCAATAGCAGCAGTGAAGTACGAATGTATGCAAGGAGAGTAGCCACTCTCTCCGAGCTTACGTGCTCGGTCATCCACGCGAGATCAATATTAAAACGAATCATGGTGGATAAGAGAGAAAAGTTGCGAAGTCGGTTGCGAGATACCTACTCCGACTCTGAAAGGTGGCTAAAGTTATTTGAGGAAGCTTAGTCAGGGTCTTAAACCTGAGGCTGAGCTTACCAACTACAGCTTCACAATCGTTCACAACAGGGTCTACGCATAGAAAATTTATTCTCGAGGCCAATCAATTTATATTCCGGTTTTCCACCGGTCCCTCTAAAATTCACAATATACGCAACTTTCCGTATCGAATTTCAATGTGTTGCTGAAGTCCGACTTCATCGCATAACTTACAATCAGAAGCCAAAGCATAATCTGGTGTTTTCCATTTTTATAAGTTGGATCTTAGTAGCAGTCGTTTGGAAAGCATGCATGCCACAGCAGTTACTGTGGGAGCATGCTTATACCGCTTAAGCGATAGAACAAAGTCTTGGCGCTTATTTATGCAGCAACGACCAAACTGCCTACATAGTTTTACGTCTTTGTAAAGAACAAGTTGGGGTTTGAGATCTTTTGGACAGAGACCTCACACTGCTCACATAGTTTAGAGTCTTTGTGAAGATCGAACAATACAATTACTGGAGTATCGACCAGAGTCCTTGAACAAAACACAACCGCTTAAGGACTAATTACGGTACACATACCATTGACAACCTTACTAGGGTCACTAGTAAAGAGTTGGATGCACTGGGGGGGG